GGCATCAATAGCCAGTACTATATCCAGCGAATTTCGCAAGTCTGCGCAGAACATTAATGTTTGTCGCAACAGCGAAAAGTGTTGGTGTCAATTGTGGTCCTACCACCTTTCCCAGTATACCTTGGTTTATCCAGATTGGCTCAGCTTCCTTATTGAGTTTATCAATGCGGAAGGCGTGCACACCATTGAATGCTGTGTCACCGAATTCGGTTTCGCCGTTCAACGTTTCAAGATACGTTGCGGTCCAACCAGCCACTGTGGGGATTATCTCATTTGGACGTAGCCCCGCAAGGGCAGCTACAAAACTGCCCAACTCCTTGTAAGGGATGGGGGCTATCAATGGATTCGCTCCAACCACGCGATACCACTTGGGGGCGGCAAGAGCATCATCTTGTATATAATTTGCTAGTACGGCTGGACTCGTGGGAGCCCGGGGGGAGCAGAATTCAATGTGGTATTCAACCCACACTGATCCTGTTGAGCTCGTGGCTGTGCCCGTAATGTTAACACCAAATGCAGGCGTTGTCGCGCTGTCATCTTGGCCATTACTGGTTGTTAGCCACTTTTGTTTCATCGCTCGTGCAGTCGGGATGACTAGGGTGTGGTCCCTCCACACCGGTCCCATGCACTTTGGCGATAATGCTGCAGTTCCTTGGTAAGACAGGATCACGTCGCGTGCGTCGTAATCCACGCCCATGAGGATCTCTCCGTTTGTCGTTGTGCCCACTGCTGCTTTGTAGGCATATTTCACGGGTCCTCGTAAGCGGTACATCTCGTACATGTTTGCTCTCGCGTCCAGGTGTGACAACCCGGTCGATCCCGGCAGAAATACGTGATGGGTGGTGCCCTCTGTCCCTGCTGGCCTCAGTAACTCGCGGTACTTTACTACCACGGTCCCGGGAGGGATAGCTGCCCGTCGCTGGGGCTTGGAGCTCCTCATCGCTTTTCTTGGCATCTTCAATTAATGTGAAGATTCTTGCTCTACTATCGGCGTCTTTTTCAAAGGATTCTTGCAGATCAAACGAAATGTTAAATGTTGTGTAAAAGCTACAACGTGCTTGAGCTGTTATCGGTATTTGTTCAATATTTTCAGTGGGTTGGAGGGCAGAGTATAGCTCAGTGTATACTGGCCCCAACATCGGTACTCCACGCCACTCATAGTAGTGCCGTCGAGCCTTCTCCAACCTGTCTTCACCATGAATGCTGAACCCATACCGTCTTATGTCGCGACATGGGTGTCTTACTCTTCTAGGTTCGCCTAGAGAATCGACAACATCATATCGCGAACAAAACGACCCTGCGTCATGCGATGTAATTATCTGCGGCTTCATTCCTGTCGCTGTTAGTATACCCAAGTTCAGGGAGTCACGTTCCTTATTTGTGACTGCTGCGATCATGTCGTCGCCCTCTACTAACAATGCTTCCCAGGGGATGCCGGCTGCTTTACACATGCAGGCAACTATGATACAGTTACCGATTGATGTGTTTACGTCGCCACTCATTCGTGACCCTTGCACCTGGTAAGTTACTCCATTGGCGGTTTTGCAGTTATTGTGAAGTTGTTTGTGCATTAACGCAGCTATTTCTTTCGGTAGCACCACATCGTACACTAGATGCTCAGTGGCTTCTAGTAATTGTTTGCTGCAGTGCCTGTCGAACCTCGTGAAGTCCAGTTCGACAATGTTACTAGCGCGTGTCTTTAGTTCGGCCACCTTTTTGGCTCGCTCTTCATCATTCAACTTCTTCACGAGAAAGTCTACTACCTGCAAGCAGCGTTCTTCGAGCGCTGCAACCCATGGCCCGGCGCGGGCTTTGTATGAGTCTTTTCGGGCTTGTATGGCCCTCGGGTCTTTGTCATCTTCTAATTGCTCAGTTTTAACAAACATTTCAACATTTGCGTTTAATGTATCGTATCTAGCTCTTGTTAACTCCTCCCTTCTTTTTGGTGGAAATCTTGACAACCAATCTTCGAATGCGAGTGGTGTGGTTATTTTCCCTATTTTGCGTGCTAGTTCTTCGGCGGCACGTATTATTGAAACGTCAATCTTCGGTGTCATTTGGGCGGGTAATGCCCGGTTGTAGACAGCGCAGATTTCATTTAACCAATCATTTGCCGGTATCCAGGTGTGTGTTGGTACAACTGGACCGGTGTTTCTGTACCATATTGCTTGTTTGACCTTGCTATTGCAGTAGGCTGTTAGATTTAATACTTTTCTCACCACTGGTGTGATTGTAAAGTCTCTAACGTAGCCTAATTGCTCGACTGTCCGGCCTATTTGGACACTCAGATTGCACTTCAATCTTCGCCAAATAGATATACGCTCGGGCAGGAGTGCCTGAAACATTGCCACCTCCTCGTTGTTACGCACGACTGCATCTAAGTCTATGCTGCAAAACAAGGCGTGTGTTTTGGCCGTAGCACGGTTTACAACTCGCGCTATAACATCTTCAATATTAGGTGGTACAGGGATATCATGTGTTATGCAATATGTGCGAGCTTTGACCATCATCACGTGTACTGTTTTAGAGTCCACGGTGCTAGCCATTACATCCGCCAGAAGATAATCTTCTAGCTTGCTCGTTGCAACACTGATACCTGCAAACGTTGGTTGTTTCAATAGGTAGGGACATCCACTCATCACTCTCCCTTTAAACACGTGAGCTGTCTCAAACGTGCGGATCAACTTGAAGGCAATGACTGTGCCGTCTCTGCCTGGAATAACGCATTCTCCTGACAGCCAACATTGTGGGTGTCTATATGGAGAATTATTCCCGGTTGCGTGCACTTCCCATTGTTCTTCTGTTCCATGCACTTGCATCTCACCGGCACAGTAAATACCTGGGCCGGGGTACAAGTGATGCATGGAATAAATTGTCGCTCCTGGGGGTATGCAGAGCATGTCTGCTTGAGTGATATAATACATCGAGTGGTTGAACATGTAGACATCTGCTTGGTATTCGCACTGTTGAAACAGGTTTCTGCAATACGTTGCACCATCGTTGCTATAGTCTCTCGACACTTCCCTAATAATATCATCAGGGGAGGTGTAAGGACAGCAAGAGTGTACACCTGCTTCAGCGTGTTTACTTGAGTGTCTTGCATGGTTTCCACCAGCGTCTTTAATACGCTGTCCTTTATGTGTGTTGATGACCATGTACTCAAATGAGTTTCTAATGAGCGCGGATAGAGGGTGAGTATGGTGAACACTACCACTGGTAACATTAGGGTAGCCCCACTCAGCCAATAGAGCACACGCATCCTCAGTGAGTTGGAAGTTATTCTTCTTCAAGCTTATTGCCATGTCGAACGGTACTTTTAGGAGCGTTCTGGAATGCGGATCTTATTC